AATCATCGAGCGTTTCAGCAAACCGGTTCTGAACTTTCTTGTCCTTGATACCGGTTACACAGTACACGCCCTGCGATGGCAATGCTTTCTCGTAAAATTGTCTTAACATTTTCAACTCGCAGAGACAGAAAAGGCGGGGGCGAAGGCCCCCCGCCAACCGAAAGGTCAAATCAAATCTTCACTCCTATCATCGACTCGATGTAAATCTTGGCGTCAATGATCGTACGAGCAGGAAGATAGCCAGCCTTCATGTCTTGCTTAACAAGATCCATGAAAACCTCAACGGTCTTACGCTTGTTCTCACGAATGCCCCTGCCTCGGAACCAGTTGTACACGCTGATGCGTGAGGTTTCCAAAGCCTTAGCAACGTAAGCCGCAGGCAGGTTCGCCTCTACACACAGCCTGCCAAGTTGGACGCCGAGACTACCTCCGTCCGCTCTTTGCAGGTTTAGTAGGAATCTTTCACTGTATGGGCGAGCCACGAGCTACCTCACTTCTTTGTCCATTCCTTCAAAACGTCAGCCACATCCGCTGCCTGTGCAGGTTTCTTAGCCTTGCTCGTCACAACGGGTTCAGCGACCGACGCTTCGGGGGCGGCAGGAGCAGCAGGAGCATCACCCTCATCCTGCTGATATACCGTCAACTTCACTGCATTTTCAGCAGCGGGCTTCTTGGCTTGGTTGGCGAGGACATCAATGATGTCTGCCGGTACACCCGCCACAGGCGAGAACAACACGCGAGGTGCTGTAGCCTTGGTGTCAAACTGCATCTTAGTGACGACGCGACCAGCCGAGATGTTGTGGTTGGCCAGCATCTTGACGTAGGCACGGAACGGCCAGCGACCGTTGTCCTCATCACCGAAGGCAGACGTAGCAGGCAGAACCAACTGCATGATGTCGCCGCTCGGATCGTTCGGAAGCACCACTGCGGTACGCCATGACAGACGACACGCTGCGCCAGTACCACCCTGACCCGATCCCTTCACCGACCACGGACACTTGTCGCATGACGATGCTTGCGGGTTCTTCACCTCGGGATCAGGCACCTTGGAGTCCGACGACCAGCAAGCAGGGCTGACCTTCTCGCCTTCCTTGAATGCACCCGTGTAGTAGGTACGGCTCGGGTTGTGTGCCATCTTCACGAAGATCACGTTCATGTGACGGTCTTCGATAGCACCGACTTCCTTACCGCCTGCCATCTTGCGGAATACGCCGCCCTTGATAGAGATACGCTTGTTACCGCCGGTACTATTACCGGCAATGGCTTTTGTATCTTCGTCCAGACCAAGCTCAACGTTGGCAAGCTGATTCTGGATGCTTGCAATAATGCTGTTACTCATCTTCAAACTCCTCAGTTACTAGCCTTACGCACCGTGATGCCAAACTCGCGCATCACACTAACACCGGGCGGCAGGCCATCGGCTTCGTTCTCGGCCATGTACTGCTTGAAGTTGCCCTGATGAATTCGTTTCTCCAGAAGTTCCAACGAGGCATTCTCGATGATGAACTTCCTGAAGTTGTCCCAGTCTTGGCAGAAGAACCGCTCGTTGAGCTTACGCATGATCGTGCCGTGCGTAGTCTTGATGCTGTCTGCATTGATGTTGTTGCATACGTCGAGCAGCAACGCCTCGATCTTGGACATGTCCTCTTTTAGCTTGGCGTCCTTCGCCTCGTACTCGCGCAAGATCTTGTCGCGCTCGCTACGAATATTGAGATACGCCTGAACCGCTTCTTCCGTATTGATGTTACTCATCGTTATCCTCCAACTCTTGTTTATACAGGTCTACTAACTTCTGATGGTTATCGACTTTGCCTTGCAGCATTCGATACATCTTCTTCTCAACTTCACTGCCTTGCAGGTGGACGACGGTCATGTTGTTCTTCTGACCAACACGGTCGATACGCGCAACGCATTGCAGGTAAGTCTCTACACTCATCACAGGCGACCAGAAAACTACCGTGTCAGCAGCAGTCAAAGTGATGCCGTGCGATGCAGACTGAGGCTGCACCACTAGAACGCGAGGGTCTGGTTGAGTTTGGAATCGCTCAATGATTTGCGAGCGTTCGCGGGCGGAGACTGAACCTTGTATGACTTCACAACTGATATCCTCACTGTTCAAAAACTTGGTTACTACACCGATAGTATGTAGGAACCCTACGAATACTACAACTTTGTTTAACGTTTCATCAAGCACTTCTTTGAGCGCATTGAGGCGGGGCTTCACATCAAACTCGATGGTCTGGCCTTGGTCTGTGTAGACTGCACCGCCTGAAATCTGTAGGAGTTTGTTGAGCGCAGCGGCAGCATTGACCGCGCTGATCTGTTCGCCTGCTGCCTCTACAAGTAGTTGAGCTTTCAGGTTTTTATAGAAGGCAGCGACCTGTGGCGTCAAAGGTACGTCGCGTGTCTGGTACACAACAGGTGGCAGGTCGAGACACTCTGCCTTGGTATACCGGATGGCTGGCTGCAATGCCTCGTGCACCCGACGCTCCGAGTTGAGCCTTGGCTTCCACGTGAACCGGCTGACTTGGTACATCACAATGTCCTTCCATGCACCGGTATAGCGGGGCACTCGGGTCGGACTAACCAGCTTAGCCAAGCCAAACGCATCGACAGGTGACTGCGCCGCTGGCGTACCCGTCATCATCCAGAGCCGAGTGCTGGGCTTCAGTAACTTAGCCAACGTCTTCCAGCGCCGCGTCGTTGCGCTCTTATAAGCGTTAGCTTCGTCTACGATGATGAGATCAAAGCCGCCGTTGGCCAGATCATCAAAGACCGTATGCACACCATCGAAGTTAATGATGATGAATTCGTAGTCGCCCTTGATTAGCTTGCGACGTTTCTCTTGTGACCCGTGGGCTACGCCACAAGTCCGGTGCATAGCAGTCTTGAAGATGTCGGCTTGCCATGCGGAATACATGATCGACAACGGGCAGATGACAAGGACACGATTGATGTGCCCCAGATTCATCAGGTAATCCGCAGCCCAGATAGCCGCAGAGGTCTTGCCTGTACCTGCCTCGTTGAAGCAGAACGCTCGCTGGCGCAGCGACAAGAACGAAGCTGTGTCCTTCTGATGCTCGAACGGCTTATAGATACCCGGCCAGTTGTAGTCCCGCAGCATCGGTGACGGAACGTTCGGCAGCGCACTGTCTGGTGCTTGTTCGTCTACATAGAATGCCAACGATGCAGCTTCAGGATAATCCCAGTACACCAGCAATTCTTTGCTGTACGCATCGCCGCCCAAGGATTTGCTCTTGGCTATGTGTGTAAGCGCGGCGTTTGCCATCGGAGTCGGCAGCACCATTTGTAACGCTTTGTTATCTACGATGTTCATAGGTTTCCTCACAAAAGCCCCTTACGGGGGCCAGTCGGCTTAGACACAGCCCGGAAAAAGCATTGCTTTATAAAACTGTTCTAAGCAGGCACGGTTATGCGTTGGGTGTTACGCAGGAGTGAGGTAGCAACTCCCTATCCTACACACTCATGCCTTGTGTGGATTCTGTTATCGCTCCTTGTAGAACTCACAAGTTTTGACCGGGCACCAACCACACAACGGAGTCGGTCTTGCAGGCCACTTGTCAGATACAAAAGCGATTTCTAATCTCCTCAGTTCGGGTTCAAAGACAGACCAAAGTTTCGGAATGTCTTCACGTTCATACTCTTCGGACACAAACGAATTGTGTGCAACGAACAGTAAGCCACCCTTGATGTACTCAACGTCAGGGAAATGTTCAAAGGTCATCAACGCCATCAGCTTCAACTGCTTCGGATCAGGATAGCGATTGCTGCCCGTCTTGTAGTCAACGATGTAGGCTTGTTGATAGTCCGCCACAAGCAAGTCCACGATGCCACGCACCCAGTAGTCAGGTGAGTCAAAGTCGCATCGCTCCTTGTTCGCATTCAGTGCCATCTTGTACTCGGGGTAGTGTTCACCCGGCGTGGATCTCAGCACATCCATCATCGGCTGAAACCGCTGGTAGTTCTTAGCCAACGGAGTACCGTCACGCACGTAATCTTCCAGAGCCTTGTGAACTTCCGTCCCATACATCATCTGCTCCGTGACTTTCTTCACGAAGTTTTGTTTGATCTTGACCTCGTGATACTGCTTGGGGCAGTTGATGAAGTCCTTCAAACTACTGAATGACCATTTAACATTCGCCATAAGACTCACCATACTTTGCTTCACACGCGACGGGCAAGCCCTCAGCCCACGCAGGTGGCGTTGACATCACTTGAGTAATCGTCGTAAGCGCATGTTCCATATCGCTTTTTGGTGCCACGATCACAGCCGCGTCATGCACCGTCAACACAGGGCGATAACCCTGCTTCTGGATCTCTAGCATCTGCTCACCCACGATGATGCGAGCCAAAGCCTGCACCACGTTCTCGACCATCGCTCCGCCCCAGATAGACTGGATACCTTTGCGTGAGTCATAGATGAACCGGTCGTTGCTCTTACGCAGCTTCGAGTAGCGGATATGTAATCCATTCGGCAGGCGAATCCCTTGCGGCGTGATCCACAAGCACTTGTGCTTACCGATGGAATACTCTTTGGCTCCGGTTGGCCAACCAGACAGATGCACCAAAGCCCTGTCGCACTCTTCCCACAACGCCGGAATCTTGTGGTTGGCACTGCGGTACAGATCGACGATGCGCTTGCATTCCTCTTCAGGCAGGTCAGCCCCCGGAGGTTGAGTCTTCAACGTATGCTGAAGCTTCTTCGCTCCGGTGCCGTAGCCCAGTCCAAGGACGCAGGTCTTACCGACGAACCGCTCGACCGGGTTGGCCTTGCTGATCTGCTTCTTGTAGATCTTCGTGGCAAAGATCGAATACACATCCTCGCCATCACGGAACTGCTTGACTACATCTTCTTGGCCAGCCAACCACGCAAGGACGCGAGCCTCGATCTGCGAGGAGTCGCAGTTGATAATGACATGCTTTGGCGGAGCCACCACTGAATTCTTGAGTGCCTTCTTTCTCTTGTCTCTTGAAGGAAGGTTTTGAAAGTTGACGGCTTCCGAGCCTGCCCAACGACCCGTGTGAGCGCCGTAATACTTGAGCGGGATAGGTAGCCTGCCGCGATTCCTAGCACCAATATGAATAAAGCGTTCAATGCGTGACTCCTCTATGGTTGACTTGGTGCCGAGACGAACGGCACATAACTGCTGAATAAACGGATCGTCATGCTCCGTTAGCTCGATGAAACCCTCGTCATTCTTGGCAAGGGCAAATGTTTCCTTGTTCGTAGTCGGGCTGATCTTAGTCGGGGGCGTGATCCCAAACTCGGTCAGGAGCGCAGCGAACTGCGGATTGCTGGCCAACTTCTTGCGGACATCTTCCTCTGTCTCGCAGCCCAGCTTGCTCATCAGCCCAGACAACAGCGTAGACTTCTCTTGCTTGATCTCTTCAAGCCGCGTTACCAGTAACGCATCATCAACCGTCAACACCGGCTGCGTGTACATCCGCAAAGTCATGTCGATTAGGTCAAGCTCGGGTGACGGGAACCCCTCTTCGAGAAGCCGAATGAAAAGTTTGTAGGTTAGGTTTACATCGTTTATGCAATATCCTGCATAACGCGCCAAGTCTTCCTTGCTAAAGTCAGCGCGGCGTTTACCGAGGGCATCGACAACTTCCGTACCTTTCTTACCAAGACCATACCGCTCTGCCAGCGCAGCCAACGATCCACCTGCATCGACACCATGAATAGCCCGAGCCATACACAGCGTATCGAAATATTTAGCAGGCGTGATCCCGAAGTACCACGACAAGATCGCTCCATCAAACTGCATGTTGTGGCAAAGCAGTGCGGAGTTAGTCCAATCAACTTGGTTGAGCCAAGCCTTGGTCTCTTCCTTCGTACCGCTGAACCACACGGGAGCATCGTCATCAATCTTCATCGCCACGCCGATCACTTCAAAGCGTGGGTTGTTGATGTACTCCTCGGTCGTGAGCTTCTTCAGCCCGTAGTCCGGGGCATAGTAGGTTTCAAAATCTAACGTGACAAAACTCATTTAGCTACCTTCATCCTGATTAGATGCCAACCCTTTGCTGTTTCCACAAAACCGGCGATGCCCAATGCTTCGACCGACCGGCAACTGCCGAACTTATAACGATGTGCTCTGAACGATTCTGGAGTAGCGAACTTACGCTTACACTCCGTACATCTTCTTTGCTTTTTTACGACGACTGTCATTCTTCAACCTCGCTACCTCTTTGCGTAACCAAATAATCTCGTCCCGACAAGCCCACAACACGCTGCCCACAGTGAGAAACTTCATCTCTGTTGTCGTCGAAGCATCGTTGATTTCAGTGGGTAATGCCTGAATCAAATCCAAGATATCGTCCTCAATTTCCACCCTTCTTTCTCCTTTTGTACATCGCTCTTCTCGTCTCAATCCAGTGCAGTATCCGATGGCAGTTGGCACAGAGCGGTATGCATTTCTCCTCTGCTTCCTTGATTGCCTCGGTTATGTTTCTTTGTCTCACAGCCAAGTAATTAACAGATCGCTTACCTTCTTTGATGACATGGTGAAAGTCAATGATAGCCGGGTGCTTTTTCCGACAATGACTACACCGCTGCTTCGACTTGTATGCGATCCACTCTACTCTGTTTTTATCTCTGTCCTTTCTCGCTCTTTTAATAACTTCTTTCCGATTTCCTTCGTACCACTTCCGTGAGTACAGCTTCTGCTTGGCCTTGCGTACGGCCTCGTCCTTGTATGGCATCAACCCCCCTCAAAGTCTTTTCTTCCAGTACAACGCTCTTGCGAACGAGTACAAAACTTTGGGGGTGTATAGCCTGAAGCCACACGAGATCAGGTTGTTGGCACTCGGTATATTGTCGGTGGTATCCGACACAGCCCATCTATACCCATGCCTTCTAGCCCACTGAACTCGCAGCCGGATCATCTGCCGCTGAATACCGTACCCCCTGTAGGCACTCAGCACACCACAACGACCCAGATATATCCCGTCTTCCATTTGCTGTGATGGCGACAGACAACTAAATCCAACTGGGGTAGCCCTGTGGTGCGCCATCCACCACACCCCGTCCTCGGGAAAGTACAGACCATCCGCCGGGAGACACGCCTTTTGCAGCACTTTTAGTTGCCGCTTGATGCCCGGATCTGAAGGATCAACTTGCCCATAGGTGATCTTCATAGGTCATGATTTTACCCTATTTAAATTTTGCCATCTCCACCCTTTCCCGCAAGTGATCCAGTTCAGTCTTCAAAGTACTCAACTCTAACGAGAGGACTGTAGCCTCGTCGAACAGTCCCGCTCTCCGTATATTCTGCAAGGATCGCTCGACGCGCTTCTGCTGACTTTGACCATAGCCCCAAGGGGCAGCTTTCAGTTCGTCTTTCCACGCGCCGGGCGGGGACAGATTGTCTACAATCATTGACGTTTCCGTTACCACCCTCGGCTTTGATTCTGTCGTCATACTGTTTTATACCTCGGTGAACTGCACCTGCCATGTGGTATTGAGCAATACCCCATAGCTCCACTAAATCTTTGTATTTCACACGCTCGTCAAATTCTCGTGCTATACGTTTGCGTTCCAGTAAAAACTTATACTGCTCGAATGTAAGAACCACGTTGAACCTCGATAGCCTCGTGTAGACCTTACCCTCGATTTTCTTTCCTCGTTTCATCTCGCACCAATACTAATAATTTGCACATCACATGGGACTGCGTACGATTGTTATTGTCGATGTCGTACTGCTTGGCATACATCTCGATGATGTCCCACCGGATGACTTCAAGATCGCCGTTGTCACCAATCTTTGCCCATACCGTCTCGCTCGGCACAGCCTTCACGTGGGTCTTATCCACGATCAACTCGGCGTACTCTGCATCCTTCGGCGGCTTCACCGCTGCTTCTACTCTTGCCATGTCACATCTCCTTCGCTACTGCTAACCATTCGTCGGCGTATTCCACGTTGCCCCAGTCTTTGAACCAAGGGCCACCTCGTGTGAAGTGAACAGCCACGGGGTTCGGGCAGTCGTTCTTCGTATGCCACCCTTCCAAGTAGTTGTATGCAATCGGCAGCGCACCGATGTGTGTCCCCGCCCATTTCAGTTGATGTAAGTACATCCCAGTGCCGATGTTGACCTGCTCCAATGTCAGCCCATGCTTCACACTCTCGTGGCCGCAGTTGAACAGCATCAGGCTCGACCAATTCTTTCTCGGGTATTGGTGTTGTACCGCACCGTCCATTTTGATCGTCTCTTTCGGCTTGTATCTGTGCTGCACCACCATGACAGGAACGCTCGGGTCAGCGTAGTCCATGATCCCTGCCACATCGCCTCGCCAGAGGAAGTCACAGTCCATAAACAGTGCCCACCCTTCGTATCCTGCAAGATACGGTACGAGGAAACGGGTGAAAGAGAACTCGGTAGAGGAGAGAGGGTCATGCTCCCGCCAGTACAGGTTCCGTTCGCGCATCTCCTGCTGCTTGATCGGCTTGATGTCGAGCCACTCGGAAGAGTTTCTAGCCAACGACTCTCTGCATACCTGATATGCAATGTCCTCACGACTGTCCCAACCGATAAAGATTTTCATCACGCCACCTCGAACAGCTTCTTTCGTGCTTCGCCCTTGAAGTGCAGGATCTTGGCATCGTCGGTCTTGTGTTCAGGTAAACAACCATACACAGACTCATTGATCTCGCTCACCCGCTCGGGATACTTTTTGGCATAGATACGTAACGCTTCTTGGTCGCCGTACCATCTGCGGAACTTTGGATCGAGCGCATCGTAGATCGCCAGTAAGTCCTTCCACACCTGCGGATTCTTGGCAACGATTGTGCAGCCTACGTACGGATACACCTCGTCAATCGTCTTGCCTTCATACTCGGAGAAGTTGATCCCACGTTGGTCAACATTGAAGATCGCGTCACGCTGAAACTCTCTTCGCAGGAACACTACATCTTTGTATGGCTCCAACAAGTCTTTCACCACGATCTTGTCCTGCACCAACATATCCGTATCCAAGTACATGGCGGGGAGGATTGAACTCGCGTAGGTTTCGGCGTATGCCTTGACTCGGTGATAGCACAACTCTTCCCGATTAACTTCGCTCTCCACTCGTCGCGTGATACCCATCACATCTGGTGTGTAGCAATCCGTATACATCGTGATGAAGGCATCAGGATTGTGCCGTAGCAGCGACTTCACCATCTTCTGTGGCTGAGAAATGTCATCGCCCACATGGAAGAAAGCAAAGTGGTTGTACGAGGGATCACGCAGCATATACATCCGTTCCAACTCTTCCTTGACTTGGCGAACCTGCAAGTCCCACGGAGCGTTCATGTTCTCGCGCTGAAAGATCTTCACCTCGGGATACCAAAGACTCCGATACCCGGCTCGATTGTTCCAGTACCACAACTTGTTCGCATCGAGCAGCATGACAGGCTTTCCCATCGCAGCAGCCAGATGCACGTTGGCATTGGACGGAGAAACGATTACGTCACACAACTCCATAAGCGCAGCGACGTTCTCCAAGTCCAAGAAGGTATCAATGTGCGTCGTGATCAGGTTCGGGTGAAAGTCTTTCGCCTCTTCCTGCGGCTTGCCGTACTGAAGATTGATGAACACGCTGTTGGGTATATCGAACAGCGACCTGAACCCTTCCAATCCCACAGACTTATGCTCACCGATGGCAGGTGCAGTACTTGCCCATGACAGGCCGATCACTCGCTTGCCTTCCAATTTGAGTTCTTTCTTCAACAGTCCAACCCGGTGCGGGTCAGCCTTGATGTAACTCTCACTACGGGTTGGCAAGATGTCGTAAACACTATTGATAAAGTATTTACCAAGGCTTGCAATCGGGATGTGCGAGTCATGCTCCGTCATCTTGACCTTGGCATTGTGCGGCAGGAACGTCACGTTCTCGGCCTTGCAGCCACGCTGCATCAGCGGAGCCAACCGCATATCCACTAGCACAACAACGGACTCGACCTCCTTCGCCAACGCCTCGATGAGCGATGCGTAGAGAATCTGATCACCGATGCCCTGCTCCGTCCACACAATCGGGCGCTCCAAGCCAAGACCCTGCTCCCACTGCGGATGGATCGTAGAGATGCGAGGAGAGTTAAAAGTCTTGCTACCCCATCGTCGCTCGTAACCTTCCCACCCAGCTTTGAAGTCGCCCATCTGCAAAGCAAGCAAACCCAGAGTCCAGCCCGTGTCATCGTTGGTCGGGTCGAGACGTTGCGCTAATTCAAAATACTTTCTCGCCGGTTGCCAACGATGCATCTCCCAGTGACAACGCCCGGTCTGCAAAGCCGATGCAACAAAGGCAGGGTGAATCTGATTGATGTTCTCAAGGATGCCGATGGCCTCGTCATACTTGCCTTCACCCGCCGTTGCCAAGCCTTTGTCGAAGATAGACTTCGCTGCATCTGCTAGGGTCTGCCCTTTCTTCTCACTCATTTGTTTTGAACTCATGTATTTTCTTCAAAAAACTTTTGCACATACGGCCTTCGTAATTTCCTAAGTGCTTTGTTTTCTATTTGTCTTATTCGCTCACGGGAAACATTATATTTTGCGCCTATCTCATCCAGTGATTTGCGTGTACCTTCAAAACCGTACCGCCACTTTATAATTTCTGTCTCTTTCGGGGTAAGTAAATGCTCCATCGCAGCATTCAACACTTTCCCAGTCTCTTCTGAAGCGATCTGGTTGATCGCGTCATTGTCCCGCATATCTTCAAGCCGCTCGTTCCAATTTTGCTCAGCGGCAATCGCAGCTAGTTCTGACTCTGTTACGTCTCGATGCCCTTCGTTGGTCTTCAACGTAACAGTCTTTTGTCGTTCGCTGAACAGGTCGTCAGGTAAAACATTTAAAGCATCTGCTAGTTTTAGCGTCGTGGAGTGCCACCTTCCGTCATTACCTAGCGGTGACATCTTCATGTTGACCAGCTTATAAACTATGTCGAGCCGCAGTTTATGTTCTAAGCACATGGCCTGTATGGATGTATATCCCGCTGCTTCCATCGCTCGTCTGATACGCGCATTTGATACACTAATTTTTACGCGATAGTCACTCACCAGTAATCCCTCCCACCACGCTTTGCTCCCCATGCAGGGGGCGGCACATGTGCCCATTCTTTCTTGCGAAACTCGTCAGCACGTTTGAATAAACCCAGTATCCACCTGATCATGTGGCCTCCTGCGGCACAAAATGCAACAAAGTGAACGGAAGTGATACCGCCGTCTTCCTGCTCTCACGCGGATAGATCAGCAGTCGGTTCGCACCCTCCAACATCATCGCGTTGACCACGCCCTTCTCGATGCCTTCAAAGTCGTCGAACACAAAGATAGTCTGGTCATGAATAATCTTCGGGAAGTACTGGAAGTCCTCTTGCTGCAACCGACCGTCCAGATACAGCAAGTCCACGTTGACCTTCTTATCGGCCAAGTCCTTGAACATATCTGTCGATGATGTCTTGGGGTATTGGTGGACATGAAACGGTAGGTTGAGCTTGATGTCGTTCGACACATCGCAGGTGTAGATATCTACCTCTCCTTTGCAAGCTTCATACATCACGGTCGTCGATACACCGATGAACGTACCCACCTCGGCAATGATCTTCGGCTGAAAGAACTTCGCCAACTTATAGAGTTCTACCGCATCGTCATACGGGACTGACCCGGTGTTGTAGTCTGCATCAGCACGCAGCTTCTGCTGATCCTCAACAATCTTCTCAATGACCTCATACGGGTAGTCATCCACCCGCTCATCCACGATGCCCCAGAAGATGTTACTGAATCGTTGTCGTCCAATCTGTACTGAATTCATACTTGTTACCTCGTAAAAATAAAACCATACCCAACCAAACCCGGCCTGACCACGCCACGCCACACCGTACCCTGCCTTGCCAGACCTAACCTAACCCGACCACGCCTCGCATAGCCAGACCCCACCTAAAAAATTCTTTGCCCCCTAAAAACCAAACCTCACCATGCCCCGCCTTACCCGACCATGCCCGACCCCACCACGCCACGCCGTACCCCACCCTACCTAACTTCACCACACCCAACCGAGCCACGCCGAGCCTGACCGCACCACGCCTCAAAAAATTCTTTGCCCCCTAAAAACCAAACCCTACCGCGCCTCGCCACACCGGGCATCGCCTAACCTCACCTCACCAGACCCCGCCGAGCCATACCCGACCCGACCCAACCTCACCTTGCCCCGCCTTAAAAATTCTTTGCCCCCTAAAAGCCAAACCACACCAGACATAGCCCCACCTCACACGGCCTCACCCCACCTCACCTTACCTCACCGCACCGTGCCAGACCCTGCCCAACCTCGCCAGACCGCGCCAGACCTTGCCTCAAATTAAATCTCTCGAAAACTTGTCACGCGGAATGTTCCGAATGGGCCACGTTTCTCTGGCCTAAAATCACCGATACCCATGCTCTCACCCGCTTCATTTAACAAGCGATGCGCGTCCTCGGATGACAACATCTGATCGTTCAGGATCAAGCGGAACTTCGCACCCCACTTATCAAAGCGAGGGCGGTATCGCATCACTCGACCCTTCGTTGCCGGGATCGTGACCGGACGACCATCCACCTCGAAGTTCGGCGCAGGTTTCCCATCCTCACCCAGTATGGTGATGGTGTCGGTATCCACTCGCACAGCCGAAGGCACGATGAACTTCAAAGTCTTGCGGCTCCCACGCATCTTGTGGTTCACGCCCGCATTCGCCATCGTCGCCGGGATCGAAAAGGCGTTGAAGTAATACGTCCCATCGGACGCAACGTATGCGTTCTTGGTTGCTTCATCACGCGGATTAGAACTATCCACCATGACTCGGCGTGTGGCTTTGCCTTGCTCTGCCTGTTCAGCAAAGCGGTGAATCAAAAGTGGCGTGTTGCCACGGATCTCTACCTCAATCGTCTTCATGCTTGCTTCCTCCGTGCGATCTCTCGCTTTAAGTAAAACTCTGCTTTCTCCAAGTCCTGAATCGGATCGACACCGACCTTCTTGCCCGCTCGAACAACGTATTTCACGACGTTGAACAGGTACGCATTCTCGGTCAGCCCCTTCGCTTCAGCAAAATCTAAAAAGTCTATCCCCCCCGCTGTGTAATGCGGCGGGTTGTTAACGAGGTCGGGGTGGTATTTGTCGTAAGTCTCTTGGAAAATTTTATTCGCCAAGTCGTTGCCCTCTTGTATTGCCTTTGACTTCTTCGGCTTCCCCAACGCATCGAGTGCATCGAGCGCAGCTTTCATCTCCTGCACCGAATCTAAAATTCTCGACGGCTTCTTATTCATACCCAAACAACTCCTTTAGTTGATCCACGTTGGTCTCATCAATGACGAGGGCGAGTCCGCCCGCATCTCGAATCCTTTGCATCGCTGCCTCTTGCAGCGCAGTCGGCTTGTTCCCACCGGCCTTACATTCAATGGCCGCGAACGCACCCCGATAACACACAAGAAAGTCCGGCGTACCACTCAACCCGTACCCACCTGTGGCGGGCATCGCGTAGTAACAACCCATCTCGGTCAAGTACTTCTTGACCTTCTGTTTGACTTTGCCTTCTGGTGTCATCGTGTTTATCTAGGTTCAAAAGAGGGGGCGAGTTCGCACCCGCCCCCACGCGGTTAGTGCATATTCTTAATGCTGAATCGTCGGCCTTTCTCAATATCAATGACTAAATA